GTTGGACTTGATGCTCAGGCCGGGCAGCTGCTCCTCCAGGTCGGGGTGCATGACCCACACGGCGTTTCTGCGCCAGCGGGTGATGTGGCGGTGCCACATCTTGTTGATGTTGGCCCCGGTCAGGGTGCCGGCGGTCTGGCCGCTCTCCTTGGCCACGGTGATGAGGGCGCCGCTGTTGAGGATGCCCAGGGGCTTGCCGGCGCCGTCGCCGGTGAGGATGGCCTTGGTCAGGAGCCGGTCCGCCGCCAGGGAGAAACCGCGCTGGATGAGGCCGGACATGAAGGGGGCGTCCTCCAGCAGCTCCTCGGTGACGTAGGCAAAGCCTATCATCTTCTCCAGGTCCAGCTTCATCTCCATGAAGGAGGGCTTGCTGGCGGCCACGGTGGCGCCTTCGGAAGCCCAGTACATCTGGATCCCGCCGAATACGGCGGCGGAGACGTCGCTTTCGTCCACGCGCAGCCACTTGGCGGAGTTGGAGCTGGCGCCCACGGTGTAGCGGTCCACCCGGCGCAGCAGCTCGCTTTCCTCCACGGCGCTGTCCATGATGGCGGAGGCGAAATCGGTCTGCACGGCGAAGCCGCCGTCCGCGCCCGTGCCCTCGTTGCCGCCCAGGACGGCGTCGTTGATCCTCTCCAGCCGGCTGTCGTGCTTGTGGGTGGTGGCCACGTCATAGACGGCCTTCAGCTGTTCGCCCAGGTTCCGGAAGGGCCGCACCTCGTCGGCGGGGTTCTTCGCGGGGGTGGCCTCCGGCTCCACCTCGCCGGCGCTCAGAGCCGCCTGCTTCTCCACGATGGTGATCTGGTTGGCGATTTTTTCCGCCTCGTCGTGCTTGGCGGTGACTTCGTCATACTTCCCCTCGTTCATGAGGGCCTCCGCGTCCTTCAGGAGCTTGCCCTTCTGGGACCGCAGATCGTTCAGGACCTTTGCGTAATCCATCTTTGATATCATCCTTTCCTTTTCATGCCTCCCCTGAAAGGGGAGGGGGACCGCGAAGCGGTGGAGAGGTTCCTCCCGCCCCGCAGCGAATCCTTTACATCAGCTCCAACTGCTTCTGCCGCAGCCGGGCCAGGGTCTTCTGCTTTTCCGCCGCCACGTGCTCCGCGTAGGCGGCCCGCATTTTGTTGGTGATCCGGGGCATGGGCGCCGCGGCGGCGGCCATAAAGGGGAGCGCCTCATCCGCCGGGCCGTCCCAGCTCAGCACCTCGTCAAGCAGGCCGTATTCCACCGCCTGGCCGGCGCTGATCCAGATATCCTTGTCCATCAGATTCCCCAGGGTGACGCGCTCGGCGCCGCTCCGCTGGGTGTAGATGTCCAGGATGGCTTCCCGTGCGTTTTTGGCGCTGTCATAGGCGCCTTTGAGCTCCTGATAGTCCCCCTCGGCCATGAGGCTGGGGTTGTGGACGCAGATCAGAGCCCCGGGCTCCGCCTGGCGCACCGTGGCCCCCTGTAGCAGCAGCGTGGCCGCGCTGGCGGCAAAGCCCTGCACCAGGGCCACGGTCCGCCCGGCATATCGCCGCAGCAGGCTGTAGATTTCCGTGCCCACGGTCATATCGCCGCCGGGAGAGTTGACCAGCAGGGTCACCTCCTCGCCCCCGGCCTCCGCCAGGGCCCGGCTCACGTCCATGGGACAGGCGATGTCCAGCCAGCCGTACCATCTCAGGATATCGGCGCTGTCGTTGTCCACCAGCTCGCCCCGGATGTTGATCTCCATCAGCTTTCACTCCCTTCCGCAGCGCCGTCCGTGACCGGCGCGTAATTCTTGCTGAATCGGTAGATTTTGCCCAGCCCGTTGGGCAGGGGGCTCATGTCCTCCAGGGCGCGGACCTCGTCCGGATTGAAGACGCTCATGGAGATCATCTTCTCGTAGAAGCTCGCCCTGGAGCCGATGGCGCCCCGCAGCAGGGCGTTGAGGTTTTTGTGGAGGTAATATCCCTCCCGGCGCTCCTCCTCCGGCAAAAGCTTGTAGGACCACTCCTGCTCGATCTGCGTGACCGGGGGCGTCAGCGTGTTCACCACAAAGTCCAGCTGCTGCTGCTCGTTGGATTGGTAGCTCTGCTTGCCGGTCTGCAGCATGTAGGCCGGGATCCCGGTGAAGCGGGAGATCTCCTCCACGCTGAAGCTCCTGGCCTCGATGAGCTGGCTGTCCTTCTGGCTGATGCCCAGGGGGGTGTACTCCATCCCCCGATCCAGAACCGCCACCCGGAAGGCGTTGTCCAGGCCCCGGTTCATCCGCTCGAAGTCGCTGCGCACCGTGTCCTTCACGTCTTCGTCCAGGCTGGTCTGCACCTTCACCACACCGCTGAGCCGGCTGCCGTTGGTGAAAAACTTCCGGTTGTACTTCTGCGCCGCGGCGTCGGTGCCCATGGCCTCCCTGGCCATGTCCAGCAGCCCCAAGCCGGTGTAGCCGGTAAACGACTCAAAGCGGAAGATCAGCAGCTCGCTTTCGGAAAAGGCCCGCGTGAGCCGCTCCCCGCCGGGCGCGTCCTGGTCAACGCTGAAGAAGTACCAGACCGCCCCGTCGTTCGGGTTCACCTCCCGGGTGTAACCGACGCTGGGCAGGGGGAAGATCTCCCGCACCTGGCCCTCACGATCCCTGCGGATGGCCCCGAAGCCGGTACCGTACCAGAAAGCCTGGCTGATGATGGCCCTCTCCGCCGTGAACTGGCCCATATAATCGTTGTACCTGGTTTTGAGGACCCGCCCGATGGGGTGGTCCGGTTCCAGCCGCTCATCCCCTACCCGCTGCCGCACCTGCCAGGGCAGCACCGCTAGGCTGTTGCAGTAGATCCGATGGGCCGCGGCCACAGCGGCAAGGCGCATTGACGATGTCGGGTTTATGGGGATATCGACGTTCGGCTCTCGGAAGAAGTCTTCCGCGTTCACCAGCTCCGTGTAAATGTCAGAGGGGTCCCGGTTGGCATGGATGCCGCGTTTTAAAAGCATAGAATCACCTCAGAAAAAGATAATGAGCCTGTGTCGGGAGTTTCCGCTCCGCGTCACAGGCTCAGGCTCTCAGGCTCAGGCACTACGAAATTCAGTTGCCTTCCCTTTCAGGGGAGGGACCGGCGAAGCCGGTGGAGAGATCAAGAAATGTCCGATTCGGACACCCTTGCGGGCGGCAGGCTTCCGGCACTCTGGCCAGGGGCGTCAGCACGCCCAGCGGCGACCCGCCCGCCGTTTGCCGCTTACCGATTGGGTCGAACAGAAGGAGGAAGACAATATGGCTCTCGGCTAAAAAACGCCGTTGCCTTCGATCAGATCAGGGCGAAGCCGTCTTCGCTGTTCCAGTGGTACATCACGCCGCCGGCGGCATAGAGGATCCCAGGCGCAGCCGCGTCCGCGCCGGTGGCTTCCACCCAGGAGCCGGAGGACGCCTTATAGATCTTGTTGTCGGTGGTGTTGCCGTACTTCTCCCCGGCCTTTGGGCTGGCCGGAGCTTCCGCCGCCACGGCCCGCAGCGCCACGACGCCCGGCAGCCCCATGCTGCCGTCTGCTCCCACGGTGACGGTACCGCCGTTTTTCACGCCGCCCAGGCTGGAACCGGCTACGGGGAGGACATAAGGGTTGATGCCGCCGAAATTGGCGACGATGGCCGCCCGCCCGGCGTCTGGGGGCAGCACCATAGCGCCGCTGTTGTCGTAGAGGCTGCCGTCGTTGGCCAGAAACAGGGGGCCCTCCCCTGCCAGGAACACGCCCCGGCCTTCGGAGAGCAGATGCTCCAGCCTCGCGTTGGTCATATCCATCATTTTGCACCTCCGTCGTCGATCAGCAGGGCGAAGGCGATGAGCGCCGCCCCGGCCACGATCAGCCCCGCGGGCCGGCAGAGCTCCCAGGCTCCCCAGCTGGCCAGGGCGGACCCGGCCAGGAAGCAGGCGTCGTTCAGCACGCCCCGCAGAAATCTCAAAATCTTTTTCATAACCTTTTCCTCATAGCCTCCCCTGAAAGGGGAGGGGGACCGGCGAAGCCGGTGGAGAGGTGGGCTTCCCCCAGGGGAAGCTGTCGCCGCAGGCGACTGATGAGGGGGCCCCCGTTCCGCCGCAGCGCCGTCCTCACCGCACCGCGTACCCCCGCGCCCGGATGATCTCGTTCAGGTCCGGCGGCTCGTCCTGCTTCACCAGTAGCCGCGCCAGGCAGTTTATCAGCGCCGCCAGGGGGTCGATGCGCTGGGAGTCGTCCTTGTGCCGCTTCGAGAGCTTGATGTCCCCGTAATTGTTGACGACCTCCACGGCGTTCCCGCAGCACCAGAGCAGCAGCGGACTATACTCAAGCACGATCTTCCCCTGGAGGATCAGCTCCCGGAAGCGCTTGGTGGCCTGATTCAGGCCCGCGCAGGTCTGGGGGATCTCAACCACGCTGTTTTCGCCCCTCTTGTCCATCATGGAGATTGCGAGGTCCGTCGCGTTGTGGCCGTCGTAATCCGTCTCCAGCACCTGCCACCCGTGGTCCCGTTCTCCTTCGCAGATCCAATTCTCCACGTAGGAGTTATCGGTCACGTCGCCGGGGGTGAGGGTGCAGTAGCCGTCCTGGGCCCAGGCGATATAGGGCACCCGGTCCGTGCGCTCATGCTGGGCGGCGGCGTTCTCCGGGATGAAGCCATACGCCTTGGCGGCGATCCGCCCGTCGGGCAGGTCCCAGACGGCGGCCACGCCGCTGAGGTCGATCCGTTTCCCCAAGTCGTAGCCGCAATAGCACTTCCGCCCGTCGGTCAGGGCCGCGAAGGCCTCCCGGTCCACGCAGAGGGCGCGCAGCTGATCCAGCTGCTCCGTGGTGAGGAACTTGTTGGCGTTGGCGGCGTCCGCCTGCCATAGGCAGCAGCGCCGCGTGAGGAACATCCGGATCTTGTCCGCGTCTCCGGAGCCGTAGGCCAGCTCGCACTCCGTCCGGATCTGTTCCCGGAGGTTATCCCCGTAAACGCCGGGATAGCGCAGCACCGGGTTTGCCCGGAGCCAGGCTTCCGGCTCGTGGGGGTCGTCGTCCGGCTCCAGTTCCCGGATCATGACGAAATATCGGTCCGACCGAAGATCACCCAGCAGGATCTGACGGCACAGCAGTTCCTCCTTGTAGCAGGGCTTGCTGGCCGCGTCGTCGCCGGCGGTGGTGATGATGTCCAGCAGGGGCTGCGCCCGCTTGCCCAGGGAGTTCAGGCCCAGGTCATGGATCGTGGCCACCTTATGGGCGTGATATTCGTCCAGGCAGAAATAGCTGGGGGCGGCGCCGTCCTTGTTTCCCGTCTCCTTGGAGAGCTTGGTCATCTGCCCGCCCCGGGTCCGATGCTCCACGTAGGTCCGCCGGATATAGAGCCGCCGGGCGATCTCCGGAGAGGCCGCTGCGATCTTCGCGGCGTCGCCCCAGACCCGGCCCGCCTGGTCCTTATCAACGGCGGCGCAGTAAACCTCCGGCTCCTGCTCATAGACGGCCTTTTCCGGCTGGTAAGGCGGATAAAGGGCGTCGGCGGTCATATGGTAAAGGCACTTGGCGCTGTTCTCCGTCGATTTGACGTTTCCCCGGGCTCGCTTGTTGTAAGCCTGGGCGAAGCGCCGGACGCCGGTCTCCCGGTGGACCCAGCCGTACAGGCAGCCCTGATCGAAGATCTGCCAGGGCTCCGGCTCGATGGGCTGGCCGGCCATGGGACCGCGGATCTGGATGCATTTTCGGAAGAAGTCCAGGATCCGGTCCGCCCGGGTCTCATCGAAGACCCAGGGGAAATCATCGGTCCCCTGCCGCTGCAGGTCGTCCAGGTGCCGCTGACACGCCAGGACCTCCCAGCGGCAGCAGCAGCCCCGGAGCCGGCCCTGGGTCACCTGCTTGGCATAGACGCTCACGGGATGGTGGAGCCCGCTGCTCTTTCTCACCTCAGTCACCGAAAAGCGGGTCCTTCGGCCCCGTGGCCGCGGAGGGATCCGGCGGCAGGCCCAGCTTCGTGCGCCCGCCCGGCGTAAGCCCCAGCTCCTTGTAGTAGCTCAGCGCCGCGGCCTGCAGGTCCATCCAGAGGACAAGAAGCGGGTTCTTGACCTTGTTGGTGGCGCCGCTTTTGTTCGTCTGCTCCACCACGGGGATGCTGCCTTCAGCTCTGTACTGACGGGCCGCGGCTTCCCGCTTCTCCAGGATCTCCGCCAGCGCCTGGATGCTGGGATCGAAATAGGGCTGGTACGTTCCGGCGGCTTCACACGCCGCGCGGATCTTCATGGCCCAGCCCTTTGCGGATCTGGGATTGCTCATGCTACCAGGGCCTCCGCTTTTCACCGGGCGGCGCAAAGGACGCCTGGCGCGCCCGTTCCTCCCGGCGGCGCTGGCGGCAGAGCCGGCACCGGCTGAAGGGCTCCAGCCGCCGCTCCCGCAGCCAGGCCAGCTCCGGCGCTTCGATGGTAAAGCGGACGCCGCAGTCCCGGCAGATCACATGCATGGAGCTGATGCTTTCAGTCCCAGGCTTTCCGCGTTTCGTCATAAATCCTCCGCATTTCGCTTAAAATCAGCCTCGCCAGTCGGAACTTCCCCGCCCTCCGGCGCGTTCCCCCCTCCGAAAAATCCAGTTTTCTCTCACGCCCGAG